GTTTCCCAGTCACGATCAAGACATCAAACATACCCCCACGTCTAGTACGTTTCACCATACCATATGCATAAGTGGCTTGAACTGCTGCACTCCATGCATCTTCTGCTTGAACGGCTGCAATATAAACAGACCGCTCGAGTACGGTTAAACACTCAACAACCATTGCACGCATTACCGCTTTGTTCCAAATGCCTTGCCACGGTATATCATAAGTGTCTAAAGTAGCTTCAGTAGGTTCAGTAAAAGCTGTTGTATTTACAACGGTTACTGTGTACTCTTGGTCAGGTGTTGGATACAATAACATACTGCCATCAGCCAGCATACGATAAAAAGTGGGTTGACTATTATCTGTTGCTGCGTCTTCAATAGGCATTACAAGCTGGCTCAATGGGTACTCTTTATCTATCCACACACCTCCGTAAATTATACTACCAAGACCTGTTACTGTATATGTGTCAACATTGACTACAGTATCAAATTCAGTAGACTGCATAACCAAATTTGATTCAAGAACAGTTAACTGGTCTTGGACTTGAGTAAATACTTCTGAGGCTATAATAAGCAGATCAGCATTCGTGAACTCATTTTTATACTGATCTTTTATCCTAAGACGCACGCTATTGAATGTATTTAAAAGAGTACCCATTACAGCTCCTATATAGCGTTACTTACATCAACAATCGAGTAGTTAGGCTGTACTCGTTCTATTGACACGACGCCTGAAGTCTTGTTCTGTTTTACTGAAAAACCGGGGTACTGAGCCCGGGCAGCTTTAACTGGGTCTGCACTGTCGTAGATACCTGAACTTGGCGGAATTTCAAGGTTGATGCGTTCTGCTGCATCTTTCAAAATATTAATATGCACTTGTGATAACTCAACTTCCTGGCCAGGGTAGAAGGACTTCCTGCCATTGTGGGCACCAAGGTCGTTTACTGTTACAATCAGATTCTGGTTCTTGGTGTCAACATTTAACCTGTTAACAATAACCCGTCTGATGATCTTCCTGGGGTCTGTCTCTGTCTCTACTGCTTTTACTGCTGCTGGTGCTTTCTGATACGCAAGCGCTTTCTGATATGTTGGTGTTTTCTGGTCTATCATTTTTATTTCTCCAAGTTATTGTGTGCCCTCAAGTAGAGGGCACGTACAGTGTAAGTTACTTACTAAAGCGCTGTAACACCGTGCTCAAGACGGATCATGAAGTCGTCATTGAGGATCTTCAGGACTGAATAAGTCTTCCAGCCTGAAGTGTTCCGCTGGTTGAGTGCGTCACTGGTACCAGAAGACGCTGCTTTCTTGATGATGTTTTCAATACCACCCTTCTGGAGAGGGACTGTACCAAAAGCATCCTTGGCTAGGATGAGGGTCTGATAGACATCGGCGTAAGTACCAGAAGTTGAAACCAGAGTACCTTTGGCTCCGCCACCATCAGCGACAACACCAGCATTGGTTGTGGTGCAAAGCCGAATACCTTTGATCTCACCGAATTCAGTTTCCATCACGTCAGTCTGAGAAGCGTACTTCTCGACAGGCACGAAACCTGCAAGAGCTTCCCAGTCCATACGGGCGTCAGTGTGGGTGATACCGATGAAGGCCGCGCGCAGGGGCGACGTGGTTACTTTTACACCAGCATTGACCTGCTGACGAATCTTCTTGGCATTGTTGCCTTCCAGGGTCCTGATGATCTTTTCAACATCTTTAATGACTGGCGCTGAAACAACAGAGTCACGGCCTACAACGCCATTGGCGTACCGTACCGAAGTACCTGCGAGTAACGCAGTACGATGCAGGGTGTCGATGGTGAGACCAGCCTGCTCACCAAGAAGGTCACCAGCTTCCATTAGAACCGGGTCAAGACCGAGATCAAGAAGCTTGTCAGTGATAGTAACATAATCACCATACTGAACCAGGGTCGCATAGATCTCAGAGGCGGACAGAGCTTTACCAGCCGGAGTCACACCTTCAGTAAGCGGGGTAACGTTTACGGCGAGAGACGCGTACTTACGAAAAGTAATACGGTCGCCAGAGTTTTTGGGGAGAGGACGAGTCTGACCGAATTTGCCGTACAGAAGAACAGGTAGAGCCCGTTCAAGCAGGTTACGGTCATAGTGACCTTGAATTTTAATTGCAATATCTGAAGTAGTTGTCATACCCATGATTAGTTATTCCTTATTAACTGTTTAGTCTACTGTTACTGTCAAAGCATCAGCGGCAGCATAATCTGCATCAGTCACACCGGCATCAGCATTAAGCTTCGTTACCAATGTATTGAACGCCGTACGCAGCATAGTTAGATCAGCTACGAGTGCGTCATTGAAAGCCAAAGTTACTGCTTGATACTGCGCAGTTTGCTCATTTGATTCAGCCATATTAGTATCCCTTTACTTCCTGAATGAGTTTGTTAAAGTCCTTCGATGACAACTCCCAAGCGTTCTTACCGCCTTTCGTTTTTCTTGGAAGTACACCACCCCCTGACCGTGCGCGGAAAGTCGGCTTCGGTTTTACCGGTGCACTGATCTTCGCTTTCACTTTGTCATAGAACTCTTCAAGCTTTACCATGCTTTTGTTAATCTCTTCGTACTCAGCGACAGTTAGTTGTGACGCCTCTGAACCCACAGCAGTAAGAACCTTTTCGTAGTTCTCAGGATCTTTAGTCCTAAAGAAGTCGATGATCTCTTGGCCAGGGGTGGACGATTTCACTTGTGCAAACTTCGCAGCTTTCTGTCTTCTTGTGAGGTTGTCTTCAAGCCACTCTTCTTCGGTATCGAAGTCCTCCATTTTAGACACTTTGGGCTTAGCCCGTTCAGCAACATAGTTGTTGACAATCTTACTAATTTCTTCGTCGCTCTCAATCAAGGTAACGAGTTTCTTGTGAGGCGCAATACGGTTCATGTCAGTGTGGTAGCTGAAACCTTTCTGAGCAAGTTCGGTCATCTTTTCTCGGGTAAGCTTGTGCTTTTTCCCTTTGTACATGATCTCGAATAACTGCTCGTCTGTCTCAGGTTCCTCAACTTCAGGTTCCTCAGCTTCAGGTTCCTCAGCTTCAGGTTCCTCAGCTTCAGGTTCCTCAGCTTCAGGTTCCTCAGCTTCAGGCTCCTCAGCTTCAGGCTCCTCAGTCTGTTCGACATTAATGAGTTCGCTGATACTTGCGTCGTACTCTTCTTTAGTCATTTCCATCGGATCTTTTGCTGACATAACTGTTTCTTGCCTCCATGAGATTGTACTCATTTATATGATTGAGCAGTTCTTGCTCAAGTTTTGATAGAGCTAAAAGGTATGCACGATTGTCGAGTAACTCTTCATGTGCACAAGTCTTCATTGCTTCTATCGTTTCAACTGTTTGATTTAGAAAAAACTTGGCCAGGGAAACATGTAGAATGCTACTGACTCTTGCTTTTTCCAGTGCTGCTCTTATCTTTTCCATGTCTATTCTCTGCCAACTTTACCAAACTTAACTATTAGTTTACGTAGCTTACTGTCTGAGTTATGAAGATTAATAGAGTTTATATCTTTGTCCGTGGCTCCCATCTTCTTCATTTCTTGGTTAAACTTGTCATACTTGTCCTTTTGAATATGGTAGAATTGCCAACTTTCTGGGTCTTTTACACCAACTTTAATACGTTTGTCATCCCCTCTAAGAGAACGATCTGATCGGTATACCTGTATATTTCCTGTCTCAGATGGCGCAACTATTGTCGCATGTCCTTTGCCTAACATTAAAACTAATTCATTTTTATTGGCTAAATCTTTGGCTTCATCAGCTTTAACTGCTGTAGCCCCACTGTCCTTTATATCAGCACGTTCCTCAAAGTAAAACCTTAAGGGAGTAGCAGTCATAGGTAGCTCTGGACTTTCTCCATAAACACCACCTGACGACGATTTATTTTCAGCCAAGTAATCCGGGATATCCTTATTCTTTGGAAGTTCTATACCCCATTTGTTAGCTGCACAAGCTACAAACTGATTACACTTATTGTACGTTGTGTCACCATAAAATTTATCAAATTTGTTAGTTTCTATTTCTTTTTCAACTTCACTGAACACGGCCTCTTTCGGCACGGTATTAGCCGAAAGAGGCTCAGTAGGGTTTATTGCACTATTCGGAATAATATACCCTGACTCTTCAGGTACAAACACTTCTTGTCCTTCTTCTCCAACCATATAGGGCTGTCCAGCTGTTACTGGGCCACCCTTAGCTCGGCCAGGTAAAGCCTTTTTACTTTTATCTTTGACTTTATCTTTTCCACGGTCTACCTCCAACTTAGCAAGGCCTAAAGCATAATCACGTTTAGAGTCTTTCTCCTTTTGCAGGACTTCATTTTCGCTGGTCTCACGGTCTAACTCAATCTTGGCGAGGTCAACCTGATGGTCACCCTGAACTTTCGAAGCTTCAAGGTTAGTACCCATTTGCTCAATCTTAAGTTTAGCCTGTTCCATCTGAACCTGCATCTGCTGCATTTGCTGTTGCATTTGTGTCATCTGCTGACTCTCAGCCAGGTGCTGTTTAAGCGGCGAAATGAAATCCTCAGTTGCGATATAACCCATTGCTGTGATGTATTTAGCAGCGATATTGTGAACCTGTTCAGCACCGAATAGCCCAGGTGCCATCTTATTAAAACCTTGAAGAGTGCCAGCCATCCGCTCAAGTCTCTGAGTTTCAGCCATACCAATCTGAGCTTCAACACCCATATTTACTCTGGCCAATACTTTACCTTGAATCATGTCCGGTGTTATTTCAACATCTTCGCCATTCACTTTGGCCATGAATGATTTGCGCATGTTACGCTGGTAAAGCATTGCGGACTTCTGATAATAGTCTTTAAGACCTTCAGCAAAAATCCGTGCGATTAATTCAATACGCTGCATTGCTGCAGACTGAATCATTTGGATACCAGATGCGGTCTTATTCAAAGTATTTGAATCAGTGCCCTGTGTATACTTTGTTGAACCAGTACGCTGTTCTTTGACACCGTCAATGTAATCAAACAAAGCAAGATTCTGTGGATGAAAAGGTGTTGGTGTTTCATTCCGCACGGCATTGAGATCAACCTCAACAACATCACCAGGGACACCGTCAAGCAAAGCTTTAATATCAACTTGTGCACCAGGCTGTTTGAACCATCGGCCAAGGTTTTGCCAATCAAAGTTATCGAGCACACGCCGAAACAGGACAGTCTTTAAAGTTTGAAGTTCGATCACCAAATCTGCGTAAGACATACCGTTAAACTTATAACAGTCGATGATTGGCGAAAGACTTGCAATTGGTATAAAGCCATCATCATTATCCTGGTACCTGATAAGTCTGCCATTCGCTCTCCAACAAATGATATCACGCAAATAACCTGTGCCTTTAACATCAAGGCGTGTGTACCATTCTTCCAGTTGAACACGAGCCTTTAAACCAGTTGCTGCTTCACCATCTTCGTATTGATCACCATATAGCTCGTAGCCCATGAAGCTTTGTTTTTCAGCAGACAGAGTATTAACCATGTCTTCTTGTTCGCCAGTCTGCTTACTCGCGTTCTGCTCCACCTCATCAAGATAAATAAAGTATGGTTCGTCGTCATGCTCAGTCATAGCTTTATTAATACGTTTGAGATAATCCATAGTTACATAAGTTATATGGCCTTTTGCATGTTCATCATTCATACTCCTGGTCCGCTTGCTTGTAACAAACTCCCAAGTTGGTATGTTCTCAGTAACTAATTGATCACGGCGCAATTGCCGAATAGTCATTTGAACATCAGAATAACCACCAGGCATATATGACGCTTTGTTTATTTCAATGTCCTCGTCTGCCTCTAATTGTGAATACTGGTCCAAGGAGACTGCTGGTATCTGATGATCTTTTTCTTCATACTCAACTTCCCAGAATACTTTAGCATAGGCTGAACCTGATACTAACGCGTCTTTAAACCATTGATAGAATACCGTGAACATCGATCCTTGCGCGTCAGCACTAAGGTCATCATAGATCTTTCGCATAAGAGCAGGACCAACCCACGTAGGTTGTCCTTCAATGTCCAGCTTGATCTTGGAGTCTCCACTGGCCAAGGTTTTGATCAACGTCGGCATGATCCATTCGATGGTCTCAAGAAGATCTCGAGACATATACTTAGACCGGCCTTTCACTTCATTACCAAGAGGTCTACCGTAATACCGATCCCACTTTTCAATTCGGCCAGGGGAGAGCGTATCTCGGCAATAGCGAATCGCGGAGTCGGCTTCAGTACTAACAGCAGTCTCTATCTCCTCCCAGGTCATTTCAATAGCTTCTACTGGTAGAAAACTATCATGCTTATCTGCGTTTTCGTTTGCCATAATTTACCTATTTTAAAGTTTACTTCAATATTTGTTCATCAAGCTTTACAATTACGCTGTCCAGACCAGTCATTTTCAATTCCTTTAAGCTGGTGAAACAACCCCTTTTATAATCAATCTTCTTGCTTCGTCCCATCCGATTGTGTGGATTTCACCAGGAGCATATTCGCCGTGTTGTGTTAAAAAAATTACTTGCATTTTATCTCCTGTTTTTCAACTTTATACATTAAAAAATTGAGTGTTATTTCTTATCCAGACATGCCATGGTCGAGGGTGACTACCTGCTGTGATCCACCTTTTTTAAATTCAATCGTATCGCCGTCCACAATCATAGTACCTGTCCCAGATCCTTTAAATTTTACATTGTTGGTGGTAGAGGGTTTTGCCCCCATATCTCCCTTTATAAAAACCTCACAATCTGCGTTGGCATAATCGAAATTATAATTATCAAAATCATTAAATGGCCGTGCAAAAGATCCTTTTTCGTGGCCGCTGTAATCAGCATTAAAATAAACATTGTCCGTGATATCATATTCGGACATTTTTACCTGGCCCTGATCCACTAAAACCCCGAACTGATCATATATTCCAATAGTTATAGATTTTGCAGAAACATCAATCTTTGTGAAAGAATACTCCCCACTGCCAGGCAAATATGAACTTGTTACTCCATTTGAAAGATGGGTTGCATTAATGGGTTGCACTCCACCTCCTAAGGTGCCACAAATAACATGAGGCCATTTATCATTAATATTAGATGCGTCATCAACTGCACAATGATGGCGATCTCCAGACAACCAAATTACGTTTGGAGCAACAATATTGGTCATTAAATAATTTCGTAGGGAATCATTTGCATCATAGCCACCCCATGAATCATTGCCGTTTGATCCTGGCTCGTCATACTTAAAAGGCACATCACAACAAATAAATTTCCATTTTGCTGTTGAGTTATTGACTGCATTAACAAGCCAATCTCGTTGAACATGACCAGTCCCTGTTCCACCACCAGCGTTAAAATTAGCACCTGATCCAAATGCTCGACCATCAAGCATATCCCCATTCACAGTACCGTTAGGATCCCGTTTATACCTGGAGTCAATAACAAAAAATTTAGCATTGCCACATTGGAACGAATACCAAAGGCCCCCTTTTTTGATATAATATGGATCTCCAGCAGAGAACGAATATCCACCGCTTAATCCAGTGTTGAACGTCAATGTTGTTGCAGTTATTTCTTTGATTATTGAAATAGCGCCCACCTCAATATCTGAACGACATATTGCCATACCCGCATGTAAATCCATTGTTGTAAAATCGACGCCTGTGTCTATAAGAGTAGTAGCGCTTCCTCCAGTTGCTGTCCCCGTTATGTCAGCAGGGGCAGAAAGTGTAGGGAGAGGAAAATATTCTTTCACCCCCTGTAAGTTTCGTTCAGTGTGCCGGAATGAACCATCTCCACCCCGTTTGTCACCGTCCTGGTCGCAATAATCATGATCTGACCATATATAGAAAATAGGTACCCTGTCTGTTAACCGAGAGTAATGAGTCGAGGGTAGTTGATGTCCTCTACAATTTTTGAAACAATTCCGTATAACATCAAGATCATCACACTTAACATCTGCGTACGTCAGAGGAGGTGTGGCATGTACCTGGCAATGATCCCCGAGATCAAGTGCAAAGGCGGGGTTAAAATCTCGAATTATCCGGTATGCACTATCGGTTGGGATAGTAAACTCAGCTCCTGTGTCTGTAGTTTTCTGACGAAGATGGCGGTCTGCGTATGCAACAAATGAGAAAACATTTTCCTCAGCATCCGTTTGAAAGGTCTTGCAGCTGGGGAGGGTAGACCAAAAGGGATTATCAGACTCCAACGCGGCTATAGACTGATCATCAACGAGGATGTCGAAATAGTACATTGTGTCGGCAGTTAGGGTGGGGATAATGGTTATGCATGTATAGTCTGTTGAAGAATTTACACTAGTACCGGCTGTGGTAAGTGTGTCCCCAGCATTTGTCAGTACATCAGCAAGCACTGTTCCATACCTGATCTTGACATTACCTGCAGCAGAAAGACGACACCAGACTTTAATTTGATCGTCCGTAACCCCACCAAACATTACCCCACGGTCAAGGATAGGGTCTGATGCTGCCCCTGTAATAACCTCAACCCAAGCTTGAGAAATAATTGCCCCAGAGGACCCATCGGAATTGGTTTTTAGTCTGATGTATGAATCAGCTACATCCTGCCATGCCAGTGCAGACCCGCCATCATTTAAGGTCGTTTCAATATAGTAGTCCTCAAAAACTTCTGAAAGTGTAACAATCTGTTTTCCCCACAAGGTGTTATCCTGATATTGAACCTGAAGTTCTTTAAGGACTGTTGAATACTGTTTTGCCCTGAACCAAAAGCGCAGAGCAAGGGGAGTGTCTGTTTGAATTGGCGCCTCAAAATCATAATCAATTGAGCACCCTTCACCACCAGAGATATAAGTGGCATCAGAACCGTCTGACATTGTACCGTCAGGGCCAGACCACCACATACCATTTGCTTTTTCAGCCTC